GTCCCTGGCAGCGCCCCAGGCAGCGGCCCAGGCAGCGGCCATGGCAGCGGCCAGGGCAGCGTCCCTGGCAGCGTCCCAGGCAGCGGCCATGGCAGCGTCGGCCATGGCAGCGTCCCTGGCAGCGTCCCAGGCAGCGTCCCTGGCAGCGGCCCAGGCAGCGTCCCTGGCAGCGGCCATGGCAGCGTCCCTGGCAGCGTCGTCCCTGGCAGCGTCCCAGGCAGCGGCCCTGGCAGCGTCCCAGGCAGCGTCCCTGGCAGCGCCCAACGCTTCATCAGTGGCTTGGCCATTTGCATGACGACGAGCCACATCAAGCGCGTTTGTGCTGTGCTTGTCTTGCATCAAGTGGCGAACAGATTCGGCGCAATCGACTGCAAAGTGACGCCACAGCGATGCTTGCTCGGGTTCTGCGCGGCAGCACCACAGCGCATCGTCTAGGCCGTTGCTGTCAAGGATTGTGGCGAACGACAGGGGCTCGTCGTCAGGCTTTGTCTTGCCCAAGTGCTTGAGCAGCTTGGTCCAGCCTTTCGCGCACGGTGAGTGCTCGCGGATTCGATTCAGTGTCGTGTAAACCATCTCTTGCTCCAGGTTGGTTTGTGCGTTGAGATGGAGTATGCGGCAGCGTATAGAGCCTGTCAATACGCAGGCGAATAATTTGTTCGACTGTTACAAATTAACCGTATAGCCCCCTAGAACGAAGTGGGCATCAGGTGTGCGATACGCAACAAAAAACCCGCCGAAGCGGGTTTGGTGGATTGTTGTTCAGCTTTTTGGCTAGAGCATTCGGGTTTAGACCCTCTGCATCCATCAAAGCCTGAAGTAACTGTCTCGGTTCCATGAGCGTAACTATGCGCGAATAAATAATACGCCAGGGCATTGCATTTCTATACGGCAGCGAATAGAATGCACAGCATGAGCACGACAACAGAACTCCTCAAGCTGCTGCGAACTGAGTTCCAGCTTACTCAAACCGAGATTTCCAAGCGTACTGGAATTCCTCAGCCGAGGTTGTCTCGCTGGGAGCAGGAAGCCCCGGCTGTTGCAGACGATGCCTTGAAGATTGAGCAGCTTGTTCGCTCGATGAAGAAGCCCCGCAAGACCCGCGCCGCCAAGGCCCCGGCCACCGCGCAGGAGGTCTGAGCCATGACGCAGCAAGTAGCCATACTCTTTGCCAGGTCCGACTCGCATTACAAAGCAATAGCAGGTTGTGACGTCTGGGACATAGAGCGCGATGCGCGCAAGTGGCCAGGCGGCAACCCAGTTGTTGCACATCCACCATGCCGCGCTTGGGGGCGGCTTAGCTATTTCGCTAAGCCGCGTGAAGGCGAAAAGGACTTGGCAATTCAAGCTGTCGCCCACGTCCGCCAGTTTGGCGGTGTACTTGAGCACCCCTTCCGATCCAAACTCTGGCCTACGCTCAACCTTCCTTTGCCAGTACCTGGTGAACGAGACGAATTTGGCGGATGGACTCTGTTGATCAGTCAGCACTGGTGGGGGCACCGAGCCGAAAAGCTCACTTATCTGTACATCGTGGGATGCGAACCCAACGATATCCCACCGATCCCTCTTCACCTTGGGCACGCCACGCATGTGATTGCCCAGAGCCGCAACCGCCGAAAGGATGGGCGGCGCCTTCGCAAAGGCATGCCTGGATGGCGTCCTGAAGTGACAAAAGCAGAGCTCGAGCACACCCCCCCACAGCTTGCCGCGTGGCTCGTTGATTTGGCACAGCGCTGCAAGAAAGGTTGACCCATGCAACCCCATCACATCCTCATTGGCCTGGCGCTGCTTGTCGCTGGTATGGCCATTTGCTTTGGCCTGGGCCTGTACAGCCTGCGCAACGTCACGCTGACGCCTGACGAGCCCGACGCTTTTAAGTAACCCAGTTAGCCGCCCTGGGTGCTTGGCGGCGCATTGAGAACCAATCCAATGAAAACCTACATCGGAACCAAGATCATCAACGCGCAACCCATGACGCGTCAGGCCTACAACGACCTGCGCGGCTGGGCTGTGCCAGAAGATGAGAACCCATCTGATGCCGGCTATCTGGTCGAGTACCTGGATGGCGGCGCAGCGAACGTGCCCGGTTATGCCGGGTATGTGTCCTGGTCGCCGGAAGGTGTCTTTGAGAAGGCCTACCGCAAGACTGAGCGCATGACGTTCGGTGATGCGCTGATCTTCCTGAAGGAAGGCAAGAAGCTGGCCCGTGCAGGCTGGAACGGCAAGGGGATGTTCCTGTTCTTGGTGCCCGGCTCCACATTCCAGGTGAGCCGCGCGCCTCTGCTGGGCATCTACCCCGAAGGCCACACGGTCAACTACTGCCCACACATCGACATGAAGACCGCCGACGACAAGGTGGTGCCTTGGCTCGCAAGTCAAACCGACATGCTGGCCGACGACTGGGCTGTGATCGAGTTTTGACCCGCTATGTCCCCGCGCACTACCACCATCAGCGTGTCCACGACTCCAGAGTCGGGCGCCGTCCTCCCTGAGCGCTTGCTTTGCGCTGATGAGGTGCGCGGGGCTTTTGACTTCCCAAAACAGGAGGCGTTGATATGAATGAATACACCTTGGTCGTGGACTGGAAGCCTGTCCAGCGCCACGCAGCCCAAGCACGCCTGACCGTGATGGAAGAGCTGCAAGCCATGAGGGCCGCAGCATGACAGCTCGCAAAATCCAAACCAGTCGTCCAGTCCATCAGCAAGAAAGACCAAGCAAAGACTTGCTGCTGAACCTGCTTGCAAATCGTGGTCCCCAGACTGTCGCCCAGCTTGCCAAGGATGCCTGCATGGCTCCACGTTGCGCTCGTGGTCACCTGGAACTGCTGCGCACCTATGGTGAGGCTTTCCGCATCGAAGGAACATCGCCAATCATTTGGGCCAACAAGCCAATGGCCCTGAATGAGTTGCCTCGCCTTTCTGCGGATGAGGTCGAGCAGAACTATTCCCGCAGAACCAGGCGGGATGCCAAGTTCGATGACTCGTTTTCGATGCCAGTCATCAAACGCATGATCCCAGCCGGCCAGTGGCGCATCGATCACCCGGTGGCGCCGGCCTCCATCTTCAGCATGGGGGCCGTGTGAACTTCTTCAAACTCTACATCGGCGATTACCAGCGCGACACAGCACATCTGTCGGTGACTGAGCACGGCGCCTATTTGCTGATGCTGCAGCACTACTACGCAACGGAAAAGCCTTTGCCTGTTGGTAAGGCTTTGCACCGCATGTTGAGGGCTCAAGACAAGGCAGAGCGCGATGCGATCGATGCAATCGTGGCTCAGTTCTGGACTGAAACGCCAGACGGTTTGGTCAACGAACGTGCAGACGTCGAGATCACGAAAGCCAGTGCGCAAGCAGAAACGAATCGAGCCATCGCACAAGCACGAGAAGCCAAACGAAAGTCATCACGCGCAAGCAACGAACAGAGCACGAATCGTGCAACGAACGATCAACCTAACCAGACACCAGACACCAGACACCAGACTAATACCGAGAGTAATCGTCATACCGAGAGTATTCGTCACGAGGCTCCCGACGACGATTTCAATGCCCGATCCCTTTCGGATGATTTTGCCCCCCAGAAGTGGGAGGCTTGGCGAATCTGGTTTCAGGACGAGTACGGCCTTGAGCATGACCCGTACTCGCAGCAAGACCGATCGAAGTTCAGGCCATTGGCTCAAGGCTGGATCAACGCCAAGGTCACTGTGGGCCAAATGCGCAAGGCGGTTGCCAAGGCAAAGGCCGAATCCAAGGAGCCGATCGCCTACCTTCCGGGCTATGTGGACCGCGTCTTGTCTGCGATGCAAATGCCGTCAAACGCCCAGTTTGAGCGCCCATTGACACCGGCAGAGCGAGCCGCTTACCAGGCCTCTCCGCACATCTGCAACGAGCGAGTTCGACGCCTCATGCAGGCCGAACAGGCCGCGCAAAACCCCACCAACGTGATCGACATGGAGGCCAACAATGGCACTACCCGCCTCTTGGGTTGACCGGATCTTTTCCGAACTGCAACTGGCCTATGGGCACCGGTTTTTGTCTCAATGGCCAGGAGTCGAAGTCGATGTGATCAAGGCCGATTGGGCAAGAAAGCTGGACGGTTTCGAGGCCCATCCTGAAGCCATCCGCTACGCGCTTGACAACGTCCCAGCCGATCAGCCTATCAACGCTTTGCAGTTTCGCGATCTGGCCAGACGGTCACCGGCTAAGCCTATGCCGTCCCTTCCAGCGCCAGAGGTCAACAAGGAGGCTGCAGCCAAGGCGCTGGCAAGCGCTTCCAAGGCTTTCCGTGGATCGGTTGACAGGCTTGACCCCATCCGAAACCTCATGCAGCGTGAGCTGGATGGCGACAAGCGACTGACCAAGTTTCAGCGTGAGTTTTGGCGCAAAGCTCTACGCAGTGAGCTGCTTCTCAAGGGCATCGATACCGCAACGCCGTTTGATTCGCCCGATCTGCGTGCTGCGTTGAGCAAAGGCGGCGCAGCCCCAACAAAACGCGAAACCGAGCAACCCGCGCGCGAAATGGAGGTTCCAGCATGACCACGCCCGACACCTGTCTGCGTTGCGGCAAGCCTGGCCACACGTCGAGTAGCTGTAGGGTTGAGCTGCCGACAAAAAACCCGCCGAAGCGGGTTCATGCGCGGGCTTTGTCTATGGCTTTTTCCAGCCATTCCCGCCCAAGAGCTTGGAGTTTTTCCCATCGCGCATCATCAAGCCGGATGCTGCGTGGTTTGGTCGGCGCTTCGTGCCCCGGCGGTGCCGGTGGACGCCCGCGCTTGGCGGGTGGCTTGGGGTCAGTCATCGGTGGGCTCGTCCGTGTCAATGCTGACGCCGCCACGGGCGTTGACGTTGTAACCAGCGCGTTGCAGGACATTGCTGGCCATGATCGTGGCCTGGTCGTGATCGATGCCGCGCTCGCGGGCTGTTGTGTACTCGTCAAGGGCTTGGATGCCAGCTTCGCAGTCGGCAAAAAAAGCGTCAGACGGGGAAAAGCGGGCGTTGAGTTGCATGGTGCGCTCCTTGGTTTGCTTATTTCAGGCGTTGCCGACGATACTCAGCGCCAGATCGCGCAAAGCGTTGGTGCTTACATCGTCAAGCTGGGTCAATTCGTGGTCGATTTGCTCCGCTGTGTAGATTTCAGCGGCGTTCATTTCAGCGGTGCGGGCGCGCTTTGCGACAGCAAGCCAGGCCCCACGCTTCGCGGCTTCGACGATTGCGCGGCCAGTGTTCACGCCGATCTTGGCGGGAGGCATCGGAAGTGCATCCACAGCCTTTGCTGCTTCGATGTCGGCGATCAGGTGTGTGTAGTTGCTCATTTCGTTCCCCTTGATTTGCTGGACCGCACCGCGCTGTCCATGGGTATTAATGTAATACGAGAAACTCAGCGAGTCAACAATTATTTTGTAACACGATCAAATCAGGTGGCAGCATGATAGTCATCGGAATCGACCCAGGCACCCATACAGGCTATGCAGCGTGGGACATGGAGCGCAAGGTGCTGTCCGCAGTCAAGACGCTCAAGATCCACCAGGCCATGGAATTTGTGCTGGAGGTGCATGCGTCTGGCTTGCTGCACTCCGTTACCTTCGAAGATGCCCGCCTGCGCACTTGGTTCGGAAAAATGGACAGGGAGCAGGCGAAATACGGGGCCGCTGTGCGCGAGGGCGCCGGATCAGTTAAACGCGACTGCACCATCTGGGCCGATTTCCTTGGCCACCACGGCATCGCATACCGCGCCGTAGCTCCCCAGGCTGGCGCTACCAAGTGGGGCGCTGAGCAGTTCGCCAAAGCCTTCGGATGGGCAGGGCGCACATCAGAGCACGCCCGTGACGCCGCACTCTTGGTGGTGGGCAAATGACTTTGATCCTCCGTCCCACCGGCAAAGGCAACTGGCGCACAGCCCGCATGAGCATCGAGGGCGGCCACGCGCTGCCTCTCCTGTTTCGCGTCGGTCAGCTCCTGCCCATGGGCGGCATCACGTTTCGCATTTGTGAGGTAGTCCTATGAAACCAACTCGCGCCCCAGACTGGGCCGCCATGATCTTGCAACTGCGCGCCAAGGGCATGACCTTTGCTCAAATCGGCCAGGGCATCCAGTCGATGCTCACCGAACGCATGCTCAAACACTACGCCTCAGGCGCTCAACCTGCCCACTGGCGTGGAGAGTTGCTTATCACCCTATGGTGCACAACAACCAAATCAACGCGCGAATCTGTCCCCATGTGCGACCTTGTGCGTGGGCACCGAGCCATGCGCAAAGAGCCAGAGCAAGGGCCAAGGCTGCAGAACCTACCTCAATGGCCGGCCGTGCCAAAAGAGAAGGCAAAGACCAAGCCCAAGAGCAAAAAGACAGAAGCGGTGGGGGTGTGAGATGACGCCAAAGCAAGAGAACTTCGTCAGGGAATACCTGATCGATTTGAATGCAACCCAAGCAGCAATCCGTGCCGGATACAGCAAAAAGACGGCCGAAAAGATTGGGTCCGAAAACCTCAAGAAACCAGAGATTGCCCAGGCTTTGGCAGCGCAAATGAAGAAACGTCAAGAGGCTGTCGGGCTTTCCGCTGAGCGAGTCTTGCTTGAGCTGGCCCGTATTGTGACGTTTGATCCGCGCAAGCTATTTGGCGATGATGGCATGCCCATTCACATCAGTTCGCTCGATGATGACACGGCCGCAGCAATTTGCGGCATTGAGGTTGTTACGATAGGCAATGCAGAGCAGGGCCTTGGGCAAATCACGAAATACAAGATTTCGGACAAAAACAGCGCCATCACCAATGCGATGCGCCATTTGGGATTACTCAAGGACAAGCTGGAAGTGTCAGGCTCGGTGAAGGTCGGGCAGCTGCTGAGCGATGTCAGAAAGCGCATAAATGGCGAATGATGTGGATGCCGAGTTGATCACTCTGATTGATCAAGAAGGCTTGGCGCTTGACCCGCTGAAATACGCAAAGGGTTTCTTCCCGTGGGGTGAGGGAGAGTTGGCTAAGCACCCAGGGCCACGGGCATGGCAGGCCGATGTGTTGTCCGACATTCGGGATCATCTGCAGAACCCGGAGACACGATTTCAGCCTTTGCGCATAGCGGTGGCGTCTGGCCACGGCATTGGTAAGTCTGCCGAGATTGGCATGATCATCAACTGGGCCATGTCAACGTGCGATGACTGCCGCGTGGTTGTGACAGCCAACACGGAAAGCCAGCTACGGACAAAAACATGGCCAGAGGTCACGAAGTGGGCACGCTTGAGCTTGACGGCCGAGTGGTGGGCAACGCCCGCGCTTTCCGTCTACAGCAAAGAGCCAGGCCGGGAGAAGTCATGGCGGGCGGACGCCACCCCATGGAGCGAGAACAACACGGAAGCCTTCGCCGGCCTGCATAACCAGGGTAAGCGGATCATCCTGATATTCGATGAAGCGTCTGGCATTGCCGACAAGGTATGGGAAGTTGCAGAGGGTGCGCTGACCGACGAGGACACGGAAATCATTTGGATTGCATTCGGCAACCCAACGAACGCAACGGGCCGATTCCGCGAGTGCTTCGGGAAATACCGCCACCTTTGGAAGACCAGGCACATCGACAGCCGCACGGTCGAAGGCACCAACCGCAAATACCTGGACGAGATGGTGGCCACCTATGGCGAAGACAGCGACATCGTCAAGGTTCGTATCCGTGGCCAGTTCCCAAGTCAATCGGTCACGCAGTTCATCAGCACAATCTCAGTCGAAGAGGCTCAAGCCAGGGAATTGGCGTTCAAAGATCCTGGGGCCCCTTTCATCCTCGGCGTTGACATAGCCCGATTTGGAGATGACGAAAGCGTCATTCGTGGCCGGAAGGGCAGGGATGGGCGGGTGATCAAGCCAATCAAGTGGCGCGGCATGGATACTGTGTTCAGCGCCGGAGAAGTGGCCAAGGCCATTCAACGCTATCAGCCCGATGCTGTCTTCATTGATGGCGGAGGCGTTGGCGGCGGTGTGGTTGACATCCTGAAGTCTCAGGGATACCGCGTGATCGAGGTGAATTTCGGTTCTGCGGCATCCGACCCAAAGAAGTACGCCAACAAGCGCGCCGAGATGTGGGGGCTGACGCGAGATTGGCTGGCCACGGGCGCACTGGAGCCAGATCAAAAGCTGCTCGATGACCTGACTGGCGTTTGGTACGGGTACGACAAAGACAGCCGAATCCAGCTTGAAAAGAAAGAGGACATGAAAAGGCGGGGCCTTTCTTCACCTGACGACGGTGACGCCTTGGCGCTGACGTTTGCGGGCCCAGTTCAGAGGTCGGACATGAAGACTAGCCGAATAGCCAGCTCCAGGCAGCGCATGTCTGTGACGGACTATGACCCACTAGCCTAGGGAAAAACGTTCCTCGTCAGCAAACCCACCATGCAGGTGTTTATCGCAATGGTGGGCCCATGTCACTCAAAAAACCTGTTCAATCGCTGGTAACTCTGGGGCTCGGTGGCATTGGCGGAGCGACCGCGTTAGCGGCTGGAAAAGCTATGCAACACGCTGAGGCAAATCTGGAAGCCCCTGGCGCTCCGCCTGTCATTGAGGACACTCAGGCCAAGGCTCAGGCTCAGGCCGATATGCTTCGCCGCCGCAAAGGTCGCGCCGCATCCATCCTGACGAGCCCCAACAAGATGGCGGCACCCACAACTGCAGCCAAGCAGCTGCTGGGGGAGTGATGGACTACGAATCGCGGATGCGTGCGTTTGACCGCGTCAAGGCAAAGCGCGGCAACTGGGACACGACCTTTCAGGAGATCGCCGAGCGTGTCATGCCTCAAATGGCTGACTTCAACACGCGGCAAGCCGAGGGCGCCAAGCGGACAGAAAAGATGTTCGACCCCACGGCCGGCCTGGCTGCACAAAAGGCGGTGTCTGCAATTGCTGCCTTTGCTTGGCCGTCGAATCAGCGTTATCAGAAGCTGACCACGAACAACAAAGAGCTGAACAAAATCCAGCGCGTCAAAGCCTGGTTTGATGACGCCACAGACAAGCTGTTCGAGGCACGCTATTCGCCTCGCGCTGCCTTCGAGTCCCAAATGAGCGAGTCGGCCCTGACCTCGTTTGTGTTCGGCACGGGCGGCATGTTCCTTGATGAGGACATCAAGCGACGCTGCTTCCGTTACAAGTCGCTGAGCCTGGCCCGCACGTACATCGTGGAGGGTGCAGATGGTCGCATTGATACGGTGTACCGCTGCTGGGAATGGACGATCCGCCAAATTGCATCCCGCTTCAAGAGCATCCCTGACGCCTTGCGCCAGAAGCTGGAGAGTCGCGCAGATGACATGGTGGAGATCGTCCACATCGTGTGCCCGCGTGATGACGTAGACCCTGAGCGTTTGGGTTACCACGGCATGCCATGGGCGTCGTGCTACTACCTTCCTGGCCACGACAAGTTCGTTCTGGAAGAGGGCGGCTATCGATCCTGGCCGTTTGGCTTTCATCGCTACATGACCAGCCCCGGCGAGGTCTATGGCCGCTCTCCTGCATGGATGGCACTGTCGTCCATCAAGGTGCTAAACGCACAGAAAAAGTCGATCCTTCAGGCTGCACAGAAGGCGGTCGATCCCCCGTTGCTTGCCTCAGAGGACGGCGTGCTGTCTGCATTCTCGCAGGTGCCCGGAGCGGTGAACTATGGTGGGCTGGACAGCCAAGGAAACCAGCTTGTAAAACCGCTGATCACTGGCGCCAATGTCGGCATCGGCCTGGACATGATGGACAAAGAGCGCGAGATCATCGCGGGCGCCTTCATGATGGACGTGTTCCGCGTGCTGGTCGAGCATCCCAACATGACGGCCACCCAGACAATGGAGTTGATGAACGAGCGCGCGACCATCATGGCGCCCATCGTCAGCCGCTATGAGTCTGAGCACTTCAGCCCAATGACAGAGCGAGAGCTTGATTTGCTTGTGCATGCTGGCCAGCTGCCACCAATGCCGCCCGAGTTGATCGAGGCTGAAGGCGAGTACAAGATCGAATACACCAGCCCCATGCGTCGGGCCATGCGCTCATCTGAGGCCATTGCCATCACACGCACCCTGGAAGCTGTCACCCCCATGGCGCAAATTGACCCAAGCGTGCTGGATTCGTTCGACCTCAACGAATGCGCCCGCGAGATTGGAGAAATCAACGGCATGCCAGCCAAGTGCTTGCGGGACATCGAAGAGCTGAAGGCGCTCAAGGAAAAGCGCGCAACTGATCAACAGGCCGCTCAACTGCTTGAGGCTGCCCCCGTCGTTTCTCAAACCGCCGCGAACATGGCCAAGGTGCAAGCCGCTGGCGGCCTGGTCCCCGGCTTCTAAAGGGTAATCCATGGCCTGGAATGAGTCGTTTGAGCGCATCCGCGCTCGCATGCACCATCGCATGTTCGCCTATCAAGCGCTGTTTGTGACACGCGCACCAGAGGGGAAACAGGACGTTGACACGGCGCCATGGTGGGCCTTTTGGCGCAAGCCCAAGGCGCACGCGCTATCTCCTGCTGGAGACATCGTGCTGCGCGACCTGGCCGCCTATTGCTACGTGGGCAAAACCACCATGAAGGTGTCCCCTTCAACGCAGCAAACAGACCCCTACGCAATGGCATTCGCGGAAGGCCGCCGCGATGTTTTCAACCGAATCACGGCCATGTGCAACCTCACGACAGAACAGATCGAACGAATCGCAGCCTACAGGAGCAATGACGAATGAACATCTTCAAGCGAAACATTCTGATGAACCAAGCCAGTGACGGCGGCGGCGCCCCTGGTGGCGCACCTGCCGGTGATGGTGGAGCTACGCCACCCGGTGGAGGCGCTGGCGCTGCTGCACAACCACCCGTAGGCCATGGCATCGCATGGCTCCCCGCCGATGTCGACGCCGAGATGGTTGGTCATGTCCAGAACAAGGCGTGGCAATCCCCGGTCGATGCCATCAAAGGCCACCGCGAACTGGAAAAGCTGCTTGGCGCAGATCGTGCTGGTCGAACCATCACAGTGCCAACTGACCCCGCAGCGCCTGAGTGGGGAGCCCTGTATGACAAGCTTGGTCGGCCAACCTCGCCAGATGGCTACAAGCTCAGCGAAGTGCAAGGCGCCGATCCTGCGTTCTCCAAGGCTGCCGCTGAGCAGTTCCACAAACTGGGCATCAGCGCAAGCCAGGCAAAGGGCCTGATGGAGTGGTATCAGGCTACAGGCGCCGGTATGACAGAAGCCCAGCAGGCAGCCGAGCAAGCCGCACTTGAGGCTGAGCACCAAGCATTACAAAAGGACTGGGGCACCGGACCTGATGCTGACGCGCGCCGTGAGTTGGCTCGCCGTGCATGCCTGAACCTGGGTTTGGATGAGCAGGCTGTCAACGCCATGGAAAAGGTGGCCGGCTTCTCCAAGGTCATGAAGGCATTTGCCAAGGTGGGTGACCTCATGCGCGAGCACGGCGCCGAAGGCCTGGGTGAGATCGGCTCCTTTGGCACAACGCCAGAAGGCGCCAAGGCCAAGCGCACGCAACTGATGGCAGACGCTGGATGGCGCACAAAAGCCATGGTGCCCAACAGCGCCGAATGGGCCGAGCTGCAACGACTCGACCGCATTATTTCAAGCACCCTCTAACAAGGGAAAAACGTTCCTCTCCTGAAGACAGAAAGTCCAGCCATCGGATAAGCCCACGGGCCCCGATAGCTGGCCGGCAAGCGGCTCGGGTGGCGCACGACAAGCGCAAGCAGGCCCCCGATTGGGACAAGCCAGGCGAACAAAAACCTGACCTGTAACTGTC